CTTTTGATGAAGATAATCTGTAAAGAAAACCATTGGAGCGTTAAGGATGGGCAGTTAATCCTTGATACGCCCGAAGGTCAGGAACTTGCCAAGAAAGTCATCACGACACTTGAGGCTCAGATAAGGCTCGACATATACGAGAAGATTTGCGCCATGCCACTTACTACCAACCGCAAGCAACTTATTAAATTAGGGTTAGATAATGTAGCTCTTATGGTTCAGGATGCTTGCGCTCAGATTGCATTGGGGGAAAAATGAGCGGAATAAATGACATTGAAAAATCTTTACGCGACAAAATTGCCAAAGACCTTGAAGAACTTGAAACACCAACAGGCATTTCACCTGATTGGTATATGGCAACTAAGCGTACAAAGATGGCTGCGATTGCCATAGTGAAGTATGGGTTGCCTGAATGAGAACAACATCATTAGCAGCGCAAGAAAAGGCTAGACCTAAATTTGGCTCTAATCGCGCCAAGGTATTTCAATACATATTTGACCAACAAGAGCGCGGAGCTACTGACCAAGAAATACAAACCGCACTTAATATGCCAGGTGACACCCTTCGCCCTGCTCGCCTATCTCTACTCAAGGATGACTTGATTTATGACTCAGGCAAAACTCGACAAAATCAAAATGGAAACGATTGCATTGTGTGGGTTGTTTCAGAGATAGAACAGGTAGGACTTTTCTAATGCCAAATTACGAATACCGCTGCCCCGCAGACCAAGCCATGATTGAGTTGTATCAATCCTTTGAAGATAGCTCCATACCTAACTGCCCTCAATGTGGGCAACAGATGAATAAGCAATTTAACTCACCGCCCGGCATTGTCTTTCGCGGAGACGGATGGGCAGGTAAAAAATAAACGATTTAGAATTTCTTATGTTATTAGAAGAAAGCATTGCTGATTTATTGTTAGCACTTACAAGTATCTACGGAGGGTAAAATGCAAGAACGCCAGTTAGGAAGATATTGGTTGCACTATGGTTATCTTAGAGGTATTGCTCTTGGGTTTAATGTTGACCGTTATGGATGGGATATACATTTAATCAAGTTCTTTATAGGGATGGGAAAAGTGATTGAACACATCCTTGCCGAACGCCAAGAGCAGTACGGCGATGCCACAGAAAACTTCACCAAGATTGGGCTTATGTGGAGCTTGATTCTTGATAAGAAAATAGTCATTGAGCCTGAGCAGGTTGCCCAAATGATGATTGCCCTTAAATTAGTCCGATTGAGCGCAAATCCTGAGCATGAGGACTCTTGGCTAGACATTGAAGGCTACGCCAAGCACGGACTTGCTATAATAAACCCAACCGACACATAAGGAGGTTCAGAGATGAACGCACTTAACAACGGAGGCACAGCCATCGAAGTTCTAGTCAGGGGAGAGATTGGCTACTAATAGAGTTCAAGAGGCGCTTCCTTTTAATAGCCGCGCTTGCGGTAGGAATAGCGTTTGCAACACCAGCCATAGCTCTTGAACCTCAGATGAAGCTAATGCAAAGGTTTGGACATCAGCCTCGCGCTTATGCCAAGACTCTTGTACCTTCTAAAGAGTTCAGTTGTTTAGATAATTTGATAAAACTAGAAAGCCATTGGAATACTAAGGCTAGAAACCATAGTTCAGGGGCGTTCGGTATTTTTCAGTTTATGCCGCACACTTGGGAAAATTACGGTTATGTCAAAACGACTAACCCAATTATCCAGGTACAAGCGGGGCTTAGATATATCAAGGTTCGGTACGGAAATTCATGCCAAGCCTACGCCTTCCATCTTAATCATGGTTGGTACTAGATTTCATACTAGCCGTTCCTAGTATGAATACGAGGGGGTTGAGCGCAAGTCGCTCCCCCCTCACTTAAATTACAATGGTGTAAGATAACCGCGTGACCACAATCGTAGCCAAGATAACTCCCACTAGGGTTCATATTGCCGCAGACTCTTTAGTAACAGCTACTCGCAAGTATTCACATCCACAAATGGCAAAAATTGTTGAACGCGGCCCATATATTATTGCGGGAGCCGGAGAGAGCGCGGCTTGCGACATCATTCAGCACATTTGGAAACCACCTGCACCAATCGCAGCAGACAGAGCAGACTTGTATCATTTTATTGTTAGCCGAGTTGTGCCGTCAATGAAACAATGCTTCAAAGATAATGACTACAAATGGGATGATGATAAAGATGATGAAACTAAGTTTGCTTTTCTTATTGCGATTGGTGGCGAGGTTTTTGACATTGCTGATGATTTTGCCGTTTGTCTTGATTCTGATGGCATATACAGCATTGGAAGCGGAAGTTCGCTGGCTATTGGCGCTCTTAAAGCTGGCGCGAGCATTAAGAAAGCGTTAGAGATAGCCGCCGATAAAGACCCATACACGGCAGCACCTTTTATTTATTTTGAGCAGGAAAAATGGACAAAATAATAGCTGAAACAGTATTAGCCAGAGCAAATGGTTATTGTGAAAGATGCGGTAAGCCGTCATCGGATTTAGCCCTTCATCACCGCAAATTAAAAAGTCGAGGGGGCAAGGATGAGGTCAGCAATCTTGTTGGCGTATGCCATCCCTGCCACAATTTAGGCACAGATTCCATCCACCTCAACCCAACGAAGGCTACGGTCAAGGGGTGGATGGTTCCTACTTATGGAGATACGGAGAAATACCCGTTGCACCTGCCTGATAGTAGGATTGTTAGACTAGACAATGAAGGCAACTACATAGAGATAGAGGGCGAATCATGGCAAGAGTTGAAGTAACAGGCAATGTCGGCACAGATGCCGAAATCAAATTCTTTAAGGGTGCTAACGGTGAGTTTGCCGTTACATCATTTTCATTAGCTGAAACTCCACGCGAGCGCAAAGGTACTGAATGGGTTGATGGCGAAACTGTTTGGTATCGCATTTCCGTATTAGGCAAGCAATCAGAAACGGCAACTGAAATTAAAAAAGGTGACAAGGTTCTTGTTATTGGCAACCTCAAAGTTTCAACCTATCAAGCCAAGGATGGCACAACTAAGGTCGGTATTGAGATTAAAGCTGAATCATTTGCAGTTATTCCTAAAGCGAAGTACGCACAACCTAAGCCACAGGCTGAGGCAGACTCATTTTGGAACTCCTAACTTCTAAAGAGGTATGCAAGCTTCTTGGCATTACCCACAACAACCTTCACCAAATACAACATCGCGGTCTTTTGCGTTGGGTAAAAAAAGAAGGCAAAATTGTTTTTTATAGCCGCGAACAAGTAGAGGCATTTAAGGCTAAACGCAAATAATGAAACATATTGTTATGTTTTCGGGAGGCATAGGCTCTTGGGCTACGGCTAAAATAGTTGCCGAACGCTTTGGAACTGATGAATCTTTATTTGGTATTTGCAGATGTAAAAGGTAGTTCTGAATCTCCCCACATAGGCGAGGATGAAGATACTTACCGATTTATAGATGATGCAATTAAAAATATTGGTGGAGGACATTACATTTATCTTAATGAAGGTAGAGATATTTGGACATTGTTCCAAGATCAAAACTTTTTAGGTAATTCACGCATAGCCAACTGTTCTAAATTGCTTAAACAACGACCAGCGCGTAAATGGTTAAAAGAAAATGCTGATCCTGAAGATAGTATTATTTATGTTGGAATTGATTGGTCGGAAACCCACAGACTCCCAGCAATAGTTAAAAATTATTTGCCTTACAAAGCCGAAGCACCTTTATCCGAACCGCCATATTACGACAAGCAACAACTAATTGAGTGGGCGCAACGAGAAGGACTTAAAACCCCACGCTTATATGATATGGGATTTGCTCACAATAATTGCGGTGGTGGATGCGTTCGTGCTGGACAAGGACAATTTAAGAAATTGCTAGAAACAATGCCTGAACGATTTGCCACTTGGGAAAACAAAGAACAAGAATTGCGTGAGCATATTGGGCAAGATGTAGCCATTTTAAGTGAAGTAGTTAAAGGAATAAAACGACCTTTGCCACTAATTGAATTGCGCCGCAGACACCAAGATCAACCATCTTTAATTGATGATTTTGACATTGGTGGATGTAATTGTTTTGTGGAGTTTGATGATGAAATGCGCTAACTGCCGCCGAAATTCTGAAAAAGAAATCTGCGAATCGTGTTGGACTTTTGCGCTCAATCAACTTCGCAAATTTCCTAGCCGCTACCACGAACTAGAAGA